AAGAACACATATCCAATCTCATTGTCACAAATAAATTTCTCATCTTTGCTAAATGATTCCGAACCCGTGGTGGCAACCGTGCAATTAAATTTTGAAACTTTGGCTTTTGAAAGTGTCGATGATTGACACACATAATATTTTCGATATAATTTGTGCATGAATTTAGAGAAACTAAAAGAAGAAGTAAAAAATGATCTGACAATAGACAAAACAGAACTTGGTTCTGAGTCTGTTCGCATACCCCAAATTCATAACAAATATCTTAACTTTCTGATGAATGACAGGTTGGTTTTGTCAAAGTTAGAAACTGATCTCACCAAACTAAGACACCGAAAGTGGCTTTATTACACTGGTAAAATGTCACACGAAGAACTAGAAGAGTTGGGATGGGAGTCTTTTGACTTAACGGTTTTAAAAACAGATATTGATCGGTTTATTAATGCAGATGATGAAGTTATAACCTTGCAGCACAAAGTATTTCTCATACGAGAAAAAGTAAACTACTTAGACGGTGTGATGAAAGCGATCAACAATTTAAATTGGAACATTCGTGCAGCAATTGACTGGATGAAAATGACAGAATTTAACGGGTAATCCTCACACCATAAATATGGTGTATGAGTGATTTAGTTATTAGACATGTTGATTCTGCTTATATCAAAGTAGAGTGTGAGCGATCCTTAGCGAAAGAACTAAGTCAGTTTTTTACATTCTTTGTTCCAAATTATCAATACACTCCAGCATATAAAAACAAAATATGGGACGGTCAAATCAGACTGTTTAATGTCCACAGCGGAAAAATTTACGCTGGTTTAATTGATTACGTTCTTAAATTTGCAGAGGAGCGAAACTGTTCTGTTGATTGCATTTCACCTCAAAGAGAAAGCGTGAGTGAAAAGAACATCGTTAAGTTTTTACAAGACCTAAAAATCTCCATTGGGGATAAGGAGATTATGCCACATGAACATCAATTTAGAGCAATTCATCATGCAATTAATAAACAACGCTCTCTATTACTTTCTCCGACAGGATCCGGCAAGTCTCTTATCATTTATGTTCTCATACGTTATTATCTTTCAAAACTATCCGAAGATAAAAAAATCTTAATTATTGTTCCAACAACTGGTCTTGTTACCCAAATGATGAGTGATTTTGAGGACTACTCTGGATTGTCAAAGTGGAACGCAAAAAGAAATTGTCATACCGTTTATTCTGGTAAAGCAAAGACATCTACAAAAAGAGTCATTATAAGCACATGGCAAAGTCTCTATAAACTCCCTCAGAGTGAGTTTGACGGCTTTGGTGCTGTCATAGGGGATGAGTGTCATCTTTTCAAGGCAAAGTCTCTGACGGGACTCCTGACGAAGTTAACGAACGCTGAGTATCGTGTTGGAACCACGGGAACTTTAGACGGAACAGAAACGCACAAACTGGTGATCGAAGGACTGTTTGGTTCAACCAAAAAAATCATTACAACACATCAACTCATTGAGAAAAATTTACTGAGTGATATCAAAATAAATTGTTTAGTCCTAGAGCATCCCAAAGAAATACGAGAACAAACACGAGGAAATAAGTATCAAGAAGAGATGGATTTCCTAACAAGAGACTCTGAGAGAAATAAATTCATATGTAATCTTGTTTCAAACTTGCCCGGAAATACTTTAATTTTGTTCAATTATGTTGAAAAACATGGCAAGCCATTGTATGATGCCATATCACAGCAAGATAAGCCGTGTCATTTAATTTATGGAGGAACAGATGTTTCTTTGCGAGAGGACATCAGAAAACTCATGGAACGAGAAACAAATACAAACCTCATAGCATCATATGGAACATGCTCAACGGGCATCAATATTCGTAACATAAATAATATTGTATTCGCTTCTCCTTCTAAATCAGTTGTTCGAGTTTTACAATCAATTGGTAGAGGATTAAGAAAAGCGGAGTCGAAAGAGGGGTTGAAAGTGTATGATATAGCAGACGATTTAAGATACAAATCTTTTGTTAATCACACTTATAAGCACATGACCTCACGTTTAAAAATTTACAAAAATGAGAACTTCGATCACAAAGTTTTGAAAATAAAACTGGGAGGATAAAATGATTCCAAACTCATATAGAATTTTAAAACTAAGAAGCGGTGAGCAAATAATCGCAGAAATAAAAAACTCCTCATCGAAAAAGTTCATAGTGAAACGTCCCATGACAATTCGAATGGGTATGCAAGTGGATCCGATGGGTGGTCAAAAAGACTTCACGATCTTAAAAAATTGGCTGTATCACAGCGATGAAATTGAAACTTCGATTCCATCGGATTTTGTCGCAACGATTTTGAAACCAACACAACAAATTTCTGACATGTATGATTATGAAAAGGAACTGGAAGACTCTCCTCGTCCAATAAAAAAAGAAGATATGTTCGGCACAGATTCGTTTGTATCTAAGATAGAGGAAATGTTAGCAGAAGAGTTGGAAAAATTTAAAGACGAGGACGATGAAAACAAAGAGTTGTTAGATGAAGATAGAGATATGTTAATTCTTTCTATGTCTTTACCATATGATGCTTTAAAAAAATTAGTAGATGTTGGATTATTTACAAAAACAGAATTAAAAGAAATGATCTCTGGAACCTCGGATACTCCAAAAAACTCAGAAGAAATATCCGGAGAGGATGTTTGGACTCCAGATGGTGATGGTAACAACTGGACAGATTTTAGTCCCTTTGCAAAAGACTATATTGATGGTGTAACAGGAGATAATGAGATAGATGAGTGAAAAAATATTTGTGTCCATTGGATCATACAAGGATCCGATGATTGTTCGTACAATTAAATCATTACTTACCCGAGCAGAAAATCCACAGAACATTCGAATTGTTGTTCTGGATCAAGTTGGATTTTCTCCTGATGAGCAACGTCCTCAAAATTCAAAAAACGTTGAGGTTGTCACTGTCGGTTCAAATATTTCCTCTGGTGTATCTTGGGCAAGAAGTCAAATTGAAAGTAAGTATGATGGTGAAAAATATTATCTGGAACTTGACTCACACTCTCTATGTAATAATGGTTGGGACACCTTTTACAAGGGACTTCTTGATAGATTACGAGAAGATGGTTCAGATAAACCTGTTCTTTCATCACCTCCACCTAAAGTTGAGTGGGATGAAAACAATAAACAAAATGACTTTGAGCAATACCAATGTTTTAGATGGCAGTTTGACTCATATCCAGAAGAAAAATCAAACTACCAAGTGTATCTAAAAAAAGAAAAAAGCACACAGAGACAGTGCATTCGAGTGCCATGGATAGACACTCGTTGTATTTTCTCATATGGAGATAGAATAAAAGACGTTCCGCATAATCCAAAAACATATGGTGATTGTGTGGTTGACGATTTATCGTTGCGGCTTTTTACAAATGGTTATGATGTGTTCTCATCACATGTAAATCCAATAGGACATTACTATACTAAAAAACAAAAACACTTTGAAGATTTCCATGAATCAAAAGGCATAAGAAATTCACATTTCTTGAATCAAAGGTCTGTCGAAGAACTTCGAAAATTAGTGAATGGTAAAAAGAAATATGGTAAACTACAGTATGGTTTAGGTGAGGTTAGAACTTTAAATGAGTTTAAAAAATTAAGTGGAGTCTCTTACGATGACAAATAAAGAAAATCATTATGTTGATAATAGTAAATTTTTTGATGAGATGTGTAAGTGGAAAGAAAAAGTAATCGAAGCAAGAAATTCAGGAGAATCAAATCCTCCCATTACCGAATATATCGGTGAGTGTTTTTTAAAGATATCCGAAAAACTTTCACACCGTCCAAACTTTGCCAACTATCCATACCGAGAGGAAATGGTCTTAGACGGTATTGAAAATTGTTTAATGTATGCCCACAATTTTGAGCCAGAGAAGACCAAAAACCCATTTGCATATTTTACTCAAATGATATATTATGCGTTCTTGAGAAGAATAGAACGTGAGAAAAAACAAGCATATATTAAGTTTAAACTTATGGAAGAAAATGATGACGGGACCTTCTCAAAATGGTTCAAAGAAAATTACTTTGACAAAGACTCAAACAAATCTGAAGAAGATGTAGAAGATTATTTTTCACTAACAAAAACGGACTTAGAAAAGTTCACGAGTAAAAAGAGTAAAAAGAAAACAAAATGAAAATAGCCATTATCAATGATACTCACTTTGGTGTTCGTAACGATCATCAAGGATTTCTTGATTATATGTTTCAGTTCTTTGATGAACAATTTTTTCCATACTTAATTGAAAACGACATTAAGACAGTCTTTCACCTTGGTGATGTGTTTGATCGTCGCAAGTTTATCAATATGAATACACTTCACACGGTTCGCACTCGATTCTTCAAACGCTTTGAGGAGTTGGGTGTGAATCTTCATGTGATTCCCGGCAATCACGATTGTTATTTTAAGAACACCAATTTTGTAAATTCTGTTCGTGAGTTGATCGGTCATTATGACAATATTGACATTTATGAAAAACCAAGAGTAATGAA